ATTTGCAGTTCCATCTACATCTAAATCAGAAGCTATTGTCATACCAGAATCAGCCGTCAGTCGCATTACTTCACTTTGAGAAGCGTTCCCGTCAGTAGTATAAAATACCATATCAGCACCGTTTTCACTTGCTGACCAAGTAGCGTCTGTAATAGCTTCAATCCTTGCTCCAACAGTCATGGTATTACTTGCATCTTCTGCACCAGCAAATTCGAGTACTCCAAGACGATGCCCTGATGCCATTACGGCCCCATCGTTAGAACTAAGTCTAAGAGCCGCACCTTCTGATGCACTACTTGCTGTTGTGCTTTCTATATCAAGTCCTAATGTCGCCCCAACTGAAGGACTGCTTGTATTAATTCCAATTAGATTAGCACCACCATCAACAAAAAACATATTGGCATTGCCATTAGACTCTACTCTGAAATCGAGATCGTCTGAATCTTCATTTATAATAATCGCACTGTCGGTGATTGTTAGCTGATCGTCGTTTGATGAACTTTGATCGTCAATACCTCCTACAGAGCCTGGAGATGTCCAGTCTAGATTTCCTGATCCATCTGTCTTTAAAACTTGGTTAGAAGATCCATCACTTGCAGGCAGTTCCCATGCACCACTTCCAGAGGCGATTGTTAGTGCCGACCCTGAAGAAGAAAGATATTCGCCACCTTTATCATATAGATAAAATTTCCTATCATCACCGAATCTGGCTACTTCATTACCGTCATATTGTTGTATTACTAAATCTTTAGCATCAACCATCTGCTGAATAATTCCATCACCAGAATTAGCATTCGTAAAATCTATTTGTCCAGTAGCCCCACCAAATTTAATTGATACTTGGTCTCCATCGGCATCAAGCACAATATCTGTACCAGCGTCTAATGTAATACCTCCAGCATCTGATACAAGCCCAATAGACGCAGCCCCTGTGCCCTGATCTGAATGAATCTTAATTGTTTCTGAGGTTCCGCCGTCAGCCGTTAAGAGTATTGAACTGGCAAGGTTGGCGGTAGACTTTATGCCTATTCCGCCAGCATCAGAAAGAAGTTGTACTGAAGCGGCACCTTCTGTTACACTGGTACCTTGATCGTTAAATAATGTGAGTGTGGATGTAGTTCCGCCATCAACAGTGATATTTACTGCATTGACTAGATTGGCTGTTGAGCGTATTCCTACGCCTCCAGCATCTGAGAGGATTGTAACAGATTCGGCACCCTCCGTTACACTGGTGCCTTGATCTGCGTGAATTTTTATTGTTTCTGAAGTGCCCGCATTGGTTCTTATTGTAATCGCCCCCGCAGCATTAGAAGTTGACACAAGATCAACATCTCCAGATGAGGCTACATCGAAATCTGTAACATCAAAATCGACAGTGCCATTAACATCTAAAGTGTCGGCAACTACAAGATTTCCATCAGCAACATTTAGTGCCGTTTGACCATCTGTACCCGTTATGATTAGAGCCTCTTCAGATGAGTCCCAGAGAAAATTATCACTTGAAGTTGCTGAATGAAATGTAACATCTGCACCAGAACCATCAGATCCAACCGTCAGACCATTAGTAAAAGTGGAAGCGTCATCAGCTGTAATAGCACCAGCCCTAAAATTAACATAGTCAGTTACGGTTACATTCCCAGCAGTTGTTCCTGCTTCTGTAGCGGCTTTTATTGTAGCAAATGTGTCAGCAGACTCATCCCATATTAATGCCATGTTCTGAGTATTACTGTTTGCTCCATCTCCCCTGGTAAATACAATGCCTTGATCATATGCGCTTCCAGTATACCCTTGGGCTAGCTTGATTAAACTATCCCCAATTGTTAATGTGCTAGAGGAAACTGTGGTTGTGGTCCCTGACACAGTAAGATCACCTGTGACAGTAAGGTTGTCGTTTACAGTGGTTTCCGAAGTCCCATGTCCAATGGAAACAGGTGCCCCGCTGACAGTACCAACCTTGACTCCGTGGCTTGTATTCCCCGCTGATATGGTTACGCCTCCAGCGTCTGATGTGATCTCTATTGAGTCTGCGCCCGTACCTTGATCTGATTGTATGTAAATTGTTTCGCTTGTGCCACCATCTGCAATAAGCTTAATAGCCTTTGCCAGATCTGCTGTTGATTTTAACTCAACACCGCCAACATCAGATAGAAGTTCAATTGAGGAAGATCCTTCCGCAACGCTCGTTCCCTGATCATTAAAAATTTGTATTGTTCCAGAGGTGCCCCCGTCATTGGTAATGTTAACAGCATTAACCAAATTAGCCGTTGAGCGAATTCCAATTCCTCCTGCATCTGACAGGATCGCTATTGACTCTGAGCCTTCGGTTACACTAGTCCCCTGATCATTGAATATGCTGATTGAACTGGTGGTCCCGCCGTCTACGGTAACATTAACAGCGTTAGCCAAGTTAGCTGTAGATCGGACACCAATTCCTCCAGCGTCAGAAAGAATAGTGACTGATTCTGCCCCCTCTGTGACAGATGTTCCCTGGTCTGAGTGTATTTTTACTGTCTCCGATGTACCAGCATTGGCACGAACATAAATTGAACCAGCTTCATTGACAGTAGATGTAATATTGATGTTTCCAGTAGCGTCAATTGCGAGATCCGTTCCGTCCCCTTCAATTTTCTGATTTGATGCATGACCGAATGTGAGCCCTACACCTGATGGTATATTAATATCGGTAGTGGCTGTGAGATTAATATCATTGCCACTTGCAATGGTTAAATCTGTAGCATCTGACTGAAGGTATTCTCCACCCTCGTCATAAAGGAACATCTTCCCTCTTGTGTCTGAAAATCTTACAACTTCATATCCGTCATACTGTTGTATAACTAAATCTTTGGCATCGTTTTTTATCTGAAAAATAACATCGCTGGAAGAGTTGAATATACGAAGCATTTCATCTCCATCGTCTTCATAGGCAACTCCGCTACTTGCTGTTCCAGCATCTAAGGTAATTCCTCCAGCAGATTCTATATTGATGGAATCAATCGCCGTACCATCAGATACTATATCTAAATCACCGTCAGCATTAGAGGCTATGTATAATCCAGTATCCCTAAAATATAATTTAGCGTCGCTAGTAATTTGTGCTGCGGCTGAACTTATGTATAATACAGTATCAGTCGCTTCACCATCAGATATTACCCTTAGTGTAGAATCTACTCCACTATTTGAGTTAGATACTTGAAGTAAATCCTTATAGGTGTTTGCAATTGTTTTTCCAGTTAATGTAGCCATATTAATTACCTCAGATCAAATGTTTTCACGACTCTTGTCCCACCAATCTTATCACGGCGCCTAGACCCAAACTTAACCATACTATCCTGCCATTTCTTTTCGTGGACCATTGACATATTCATTGCCGTGGATGCTACATTTGGATCGTTTGAAGTCCCCGCTTTATCTATATAAAGTTTTGCCTTCACATATTCTATTAGACTGGCGTGCATCGAATTATCCAAGTCTGGATATGCGGTTAATCTTGTATTTGCTGTAGTAGATAGAGCATTCGGCTCTGCATAATAATGTATTAAAATCCCGTTTGTTACAGCTTCATCAATCCCTTTCCAGTCCCCAGATTTAGAATGAACACTACTTGAGTCTGTACCCTTAGTGGTTACTAATGCAAGTTTATCGCCTACGATGAACCAGGCAATATCAGCCTCTGGGTGACTATGATTGCTTGCCATTATGTTATATCCATTTTAAGTATTTCGTTATCAATTAGTCTTGGTACCTTTATATAATCTCCAGCGGAATCCATAAAGTCCACTCTGAAAACCTTGTTAATATCTATATCAGACCCAACATCGGATAAATCATACCACATCTGATCGGCTACCGTAGTTGTCTTAGCATATTCAATTTTAGTCCTATACATACCAGCCTCCAAAAGTGCATCGTTAATCAAATTTATTAAATAGGTTTCAGATGCTTGAGGAAAGGTCTGTCTCACTCTGCTAATAATGTTTTTTACAGTTAATCTTCTTACAGCCATAATTATTCCATATCCTCCCAGTTGTTCGAATCTAAAAGGTTCCAAGCCCCTGATAGTTCGCCAGCGTCTTCCCAGATAGTTCCCAATGGACCCCAATCCGTTTCTTCTGTTAGTGCAACTTCAGTAAAAGTTGTTTCTTCTGTTAATGATACTTCAGTAAACGGCATTATTAAGCCCCCGCTACCATTTGTAGGCCTTTATCATAGTCCGCCTGAAGTTTTGCCTGTTGCTTTTCTAACCAAGTATATTCTGTTGTTAACACAGACAGCCTTGCCTGAATTTCAGTAGAGTATCCTTGCGCTTGCGATATATAACCAGACGCTGCTTGTAGGTATGGACCTACGCCTTCTAGTTCTAATCTGTATGAAGACATAATCGTATTAATTTCAGCAATGGCTATATTTGCCCTAGCTAATTCCTGGGCAGCAACACTAACCGTTGCACTTAGTTGATTAATACGAGCACCACCTTCTGCACTCCTTGCAGCCGATGCTCTTTGATATGCGTCAGCATAAGATAATCTAGCCTGAACCTCACCAGCATAAGCCTGTACAGATGCATTAAATCCACTAGCCTGACTTGCATAACCACCCGCTGTAGCCATATAGCCTTGTGCTGCTGACAATTTTCCTTGCCACGCAACAGCTTTAGCGTTTACCCATCCATACCTAGCGCTGGCTTCGGAAGCAAATGCGTTCACCTCCTGCACTAAGGTTTGAACCATTGTATTCCATTCTGTTATATATGTTTGAGCTATTTGAAGGTCGGTCTGCACAGCATTCATTGTTGTTTGTGCTTGTTTCATTCTTGCACCTGCAAGTTCAATATCTTCGTTAGTAAGCTGTGTATCTACATCAGCTAAATTTAAAAGTAAATCGTGGGTAGCAGCGGGGAAATCACCATTTATATAGCTAATAGCTCTATCTACATAAATCTTAACATTTGTCATTGCTGAATCTGCAGTATCATAAGTAGACTCATCTCCAAATAATGCAGGGTCACCACCATCAGCTCGAAACTTTGCGTTAGCTGTTTGCATTCCATCTAAAGCAGTAGCAATATCAGTACTGCCAGAATCAGTTAATGCCAGAGCCTGTGCTAAGGTTGTTGTTACGCCATCTACTTCTGCATTTGCAAGTGCCATTTCTGTTGCCATATTGCCAAGAGCTGTTACAGAACTACCAGCGTTAGTAGTTATTGCACCTAATGCGTCAAATATAAGACCACTTGCTGGGTTTGCCCCAAGAACAGTTTCTCCATCAGCTAAATGAGCCTGTATCCCATCAAGGGCGGCGTTTACATCTAATAAATTCTGCGCTGCATCATAGGCTGCATCAGGTTTATTCCCATCTATTAAGTTTCCAGCATAATCCAAAGCATTTTTGACAACTGCAAATCTTTTATTCGTATCATCCCACAACTGTGTAGTATCATCAATATCTCCAATAGAAGTGTAAAAATCAGTTACCTTGCCCTTGGCTACATCCACTATATTATCTACCTCATTAAGCGTTGAAGTAATTGCGCTTAATGCAGTGGATATGTCTGAATTCCCAGCCTTAGCGCCTAATGCGTTCTGAATAGCCTTAATAGACGCATATATAGGAACTAGGTATTCCGCTTCATCTGGAAACTTTGTTATAGAACTCTCGCCGTATGCGACAGCTGGATATGCGAGCGTCTGAATGAGACCATTCTGTGCGTCAGTCGGAGTAGGGAACA